CCCGTAGCCACCAATCTCGAATGGGTGACACGCTCGCAAAACATGCGGCACGGCACTTGTGGCGAACGCATGGGTCGCAAGCATTGGAAATCCGTCGTACAAACAGATATGGACGGGAACGTCATCAAGATATGGGACTGTGCTCAACATGCTCACGAGCAATTAGGCATAAGCCATACGCAAATAATCGCAGTTTGCAGAGGCAAATGCGGAAGCGCAGGAGGTTTTAAATGGAAATACAATCAACAACAATGCAAGACATCGAGAAATTAAAACAAGCAAAGGAGCAGTGCCTGGCCGACCTGGAGCAGGCACTGCCACGGTACAGAGAGCGGTTCGACACCATCGACCCGCGCCTGATGATTTACATCGAGGATGCGCTGAGCAATCACGCCTCTCACTGCAATCTGTTCGAGGCTTTAGGCATCCGAAAGACCCTGCGCCTGATGGATTCGTACACGCTCGACGTGAAGCGGGTGCACCGCAAACTGAAAGCCATCGAGGGAGTGTGGGAACGAGGCCGACACGTGAAGGGTGGGCTGAAATTCTCGACCCCTCGCGGACAGCAGCACGTGAGGCTGATGCCATTCCAGGTGTATGCCGAGTGCACCATCCACATGTTCGTGGTCGACGTATGTATGGAGCGCCCCTACAATGAGGACGACCAGCTGCTGCCTACGGAGTGGGTGAACGACGAGGACGGCATGGTGTGGGACACACGAAGGCTGATACAGGAGGCCGACTGGTTCTTCACCCGCAAGAGCGGCAAGACGGAGCTGGGCGCTGCCGAGGACTTCACCGAGGTGAACTTTCTCGGAGATGTAAATAGCCAATGCCTTATCTGCACAAACTCGGCCGAACAGAGCCAGATAGCATTCAAAGCAATTAAAGAGTTTGCCATGCAGGTGGACCCGTCGTGCACCAATCGCATGGGGGGCAGATTCTTTAAGCTAACCCGCAACGGCATGAGTTGGCAGCCGGGGCATAAAATGAAGGGCGAAATAAAGTGCCTATCGGCCGGCAAAACATCGAAGGACGGACTCTACGCATCGGTAGTACACGCTGACGAGCACGGCCAAGCCCGATATGTGAACTCGGTGAGTGATATGCAGTCGACGGTGGAAACGGCTTGGGGATCTACAGGGCCACGCCGCGAAAAGCTACTATTGCACACCACCACCGCCGGCAACGTGAGCGACGGCCCCTACAAGCGCCATCTGGAAACCATCGAGGAGAGTCTGCTGCGCGAGCTCGACATCCCGCTCGACGGCAAGCCACATCGCACCAGCGACGACTATTGGACCGCCATGCTGCTTCAGCCGGACAAATGGGAAATCACCGACGATCTGTCGAAACTCGACAACCCCGAGCTGTTTAAGAAATGCAACCGATCCATCGGCGTGACCGTTCAGCCCGACTACTACCGCAAGCGCCTGCACGAAGCCAGCCAGAGCGACGACACCAAGAAAGAGGTGCTGACGAAGGATTTTAATATGTGGCAGGGAAGCACCACAAAGGAGTGGATAAAGCCCGAGGAGGTGCGAACCCTTCAGCGCGATATGCGCATAGACGACTGCAAGGCCAAGGATGGTTGGGTGGTGTTCACGGGATTGGACTTCAGTCAGGGCGACGACCTTCACACGGCCGCTTACCTGGCGGCACGCAAGCACCCCTCAGGGCGAGGCACGGAGTTCTTTGCTGATTGTGACTGCTGGGTGAAGGAGAGTACAGCCGAGCAGAGCGCCATCCGTCCGCTCTATGAGCAATGGAACAAGGATGGGTGGATCCACTATTCGCCTGGCAAGGTGTTCGAACCCTCGCTCTATATACAGCGACTCGACGAGCTGTTGAAGAAGGGCGTGCAGTTTGCCCGATGGGGGTACGACAAGTATCAAAGCAAAGACCCCATCAACACGCTAAAGGCATTTCTGCAAAGCAACATGGGCGTGGTCAACCCCGACCCCTACGTACAAGTGGTGAGCCAGTTGAACTCGGAGTTTAACGGACCTACCGACAATCTGGTTAAGCTGATGTTCTCCAAGCCCATCCAGGCGTTCTCATTTTCGCCCTCACCCCTCTGGCCGTTCTGCTTCGGCAATGCCGTGCTCGAAACTGACGGGCGCAATAATAAACGTCCCGTGAAACGAGCCCAGACGGATAGCTGCAAGATAGATCCAGTCCAGGCCATCATCATGGCGTTAGACCTCTATGAGCGATATGAAGGCACGCAACATTAAAGCGACCCCCTCCCGTCCTCCCCGAGGGGAGGGGGTAAACCTGAACACGGATTTTGAGGGTAATACGGATGGGAGTGCTTTCGGGTACTCCCGTTTTAATGACTAACCAAAAAGAAAAGAATTATGAACAAAGAGAAATTCTATTTTATTGCAGGCGTCCTCGTCATCATTGCGGGAGCCTATGTTATTCATTGGGGCATGGCCATGATCGTGTGTGGCGCTGGCATCCTCGTGGCATCGTATGCCGAGTATCAGGAAGAAGAGAATAACCGACTGGACGAGGCCGAGGAGAAAATCACCCAAACGGAGAAGCACTATCAGCATCTCTGGGAATCATACAAGAAAATGTTCGACGAATACAACGAACTTCTCAATATGTACACAACAATGAAAGATAAGGCCACGATTCTCAGCAAAGAGAATGCCGACCTCCGCGAGCAGAACAACAAACTCACCAGCGAACCTAAAGCGAACACGGATTGAACGGATAAAACGGAATGAACTATGAGAGATATTAAATTCAGAGGCAAGACCTTCAAAGAGGAGTGGATCATGGGCGACCTGATGCACACACCAGGCGACACGGGCGACGGTGTGGCCATCCAGTATTGGAATGAGACAGACGGATGGATGACCGAGGACGTGCAAGCAGATAGCGTTGGGCAGTTCACTGGTCTTTTTGATGATTACAAGGTGCCCATCTTTGAGGGCGACATCGTGGAGACCTCTGTTGAAGACAAGGAACGCATCGGCCGGCTGCTGGTGGTGAGCGACGGCCCCAAGAAGTTGAGGGGTGTGGTGAAGTATGACATCCACTCGGCAAAATACATGGTGATGTTCGAAAGAAACAAGATGGGCGAAAATTCGCACATGCTATCGTCAGAGTTCGGCTGGGATGGTTTCGGCTATCAGGTAGTCGGCAAATATTACGAAGATAAGTTTAAACTACAAGAAAAAGTAGATTAAAAATAAAGGAACTATGAAACAAGACTACGAAAAAGAGCAGTGCCGCTACTACGAAGAATATCGCCAGCGGCAGATGATGCAGGGTGGCTGCGGCAGTGTGATGATGATTGCCCTCGTGGTGATGATCATGGCCATGCTGACGAGCTGCAAGCAGACGGAGTACATTACAGTTCCCGAGGTGCACAACGAGCACCACTGGCATACGGACAGTGTGCACCAGACGGACAGCATCATCCGAGAGACCACCACCACCATCATGCAGCTCGATTCGGCTGCGATGGCCAAGTACGGCATCACGCTGAAGGGCGCACAGCAAGCGTGGCTGGTGAAGTCGGCCGAGCTGGAGCGCCAAATTCAGATGCTGATGCAACTGAGTCAGCAGAAGGACTCTGTGCGCGATTCGATTCCCGTGCCCGTCCCCGTCCCCGTCGTCAAGGAAGTGCCTGCTGAGCTCACATGGTGGCAGCAGACGCGTATGCACATCGGCGGCATCGTCTTTTGGCTCGCATTAATTTTGTTATTCATAAAATTTGGTTTACCTTTGCTGCGCAAATGGATAAAATTCTGAAATCATGGCAAACGAAGAATACATCAAAGAAGCGACAAAACTTCTTAATAAACGTATGAAACCGAAATTCAAGGCGGCATGTAAAAACTTGGAAGAACGATTTAAGAACGATTGAACTATGAACAAGAATACAGAAGTAACGATTATTATCGACGGCAGGAGATACGACTACCTGCCGTCGAAACAGAAGACAGCCACTAAGACATGCGAGGCGTGCGCTTTGCGTAAGATGTGCAACGAGATGTCGGCCGACACACTATGCGGCATATTCCATGT